TCATACTCCCAATTTCCGAATAGTAACCTTTGCTTACTTAGCTCATCTAATTGAGATAGCTGAGTTTCATAGTGCTTAGAGATGTAGTTGTTATCTATCACTAAAGACTGAATGAACTTTCTGTATGGTTTTATTGTATTGTCTTGAGCAGGTCTGTAATACTCTGAGTACACCCAATTCTTAGCAGGGTTACAAGTCATAAGCATTTTAGGGATTAATCCGTTTTCGTCAAGCTTGTATCTAAGTCTTGAAGCTACTACGTTTTTTGCCTTCTCTGTTATTTGATTTGCTTCATCAATAAAAGCTCCTGTTATTTCTAATGAACCTAAACTATCAAAGTTTCTGTCTGATGGGTATAAGAACAAGTCCTTTAGTATTATCTCAGAACCATTGTAAAATGTTATGACATTACTTGATCCGTTAAACGTGTAGTCCTTTATAGCTTTTAAGTTCCACTCGGTGCATACTTCAAAGAATGTATTTAGTGTAGTCTTTTTTAAAGCATCAAGCTTTGACCTTCCCATCAAATATCTAGTCTTAGGATATTGAAGGCACATAGTAATTAAGTAACTACAACCCACCCAAGACTTTCCACCACCTGCTGCTCCTCCAAATAAAACCTCTTTAGTCTTATCGTCAAATAGATACTTTAAGCACTCCTTTTGCTTAGGCGTAAATTGTGGATTAATTTCTAATAGCTCAGGTTTAATCACCAAGATTAATATTTATTTTGATACGTTCATCACCTGATGTTAAGTCTATTTCTTGTTTCTCATTATACCCTCGCTTACGTCCTCTCGTTCTTAAGAAGAAAGTAGTAGCTGTTGTATTGCCTTCCTTTATTTGTTTCTTGAGACTTGTTTCAGCAAAGTCAATAAATTTACTATCAATGTCATCTACAGCTTTCTTATATTCTTCATCACCTTGCATCCAAGCATAGTGTCTGCTTCTTGTAATGTCTGCTTTTTCACACGCTTCTGTTACAATACCTAATGACATCTCTAGTGCAGCTAGTAGCTTCTTTTTACCCTCCTGTGTCCTCTTTTGTTCTGTTTCCATATT